GACTGATCGTATTCACTGACGTCGGAACAGTAAACATGCTTGCCGTCCACTACTTGCACGATCTGCTCGGCGGTGTTGACGTGGAACGTCTTTGGCCAGCGGATGAACAGCGACTGCATATGGCTTGAAGCCACCATCTGCAGATCGCAGTTGATGGACCAGGGGCCAGCGTCAATCACACGAACCCGCAAGGCCGAAAAGTCGTCCCATTTGGATCCGTCGGGCAGAATCACCTTCTTGTCGGTAGGGCTTCTGGTGCCGCGAGCTCCACCCGACAATGCGTATGCCCAGTCGTTAGCCAGGCGGACTTTATCGGGAGCATCCAGCTGCAGACGCTTCTGGATGTACATGCCCCAACAGCACTCGAACTCGTTCGCCAGCGTTTCAGATTCGCCCCTCTCGACGAGCGAGAGAAACTTGTCGTAAGCCGCAGGTTGCGTCTTCCACTGCGCATAATCGACTTTCCACTGAACGGAGTGTGTCATGCGACGCATTCCGCCGGCGGAAGCTTTTGGCACGTTCACTCGGGAAGGCCGCGCTTGCGACCAGACGAGTTTCCAGACCATCAGCGCGATCTGTCGTTGCCGCGGACTATACCCAGCGGTCAGGCCGAGCTCCTCGCGGATAGAGGCGTTGTCTACGCTCTTAGCGGACATCGGGCTTTGCATATACCCAGCTGGACAGCGCAGTTTCGCGAAGCCGGCGTGAACGCCAGTGCGCGTGAAACCCGCGTCGTCAAGGTCTACGGGAAAGCGCTTGTCCGCCTCGGACGACAGTTCCCGAAGGAAGTGCAACACTTCGTGGTCGAAGGAGAACATCCCTGGAAGCACCTCACGCGGCGTACGCGACACGAGTGGCTCCAGGTGTTTGTTCTTTCCGTCCATGAAGATCATGCCAAGCGGAGACTTCAGCGTAATCGGCTCGGGCGCGCGGTAGCGCTCGCCGTAAGTAGCAGGGTCGTGCAGTCCAAAGACGGCCTGTTCGGGGTCCTTGAGTTGCTTGACGGCGCTGGACTGTCGGAAGGCTGATTTAGCACCGGCCTCCGCTTCCAAGTCCGCGTCACTCTGCGGCAAGTCCGATAGAATCTTCGTCATGTGTGCGCACCGTTCCCTTGGTTGTAAGAATTCGAGCGTCTTCACGCTCCGCGACGGTCTTTGGGGCATTCGCCGAGCGCAGGTTTTCCACGTCTCGCGAGATGCGAATCTCGGAGATCAGCGGAGCGTAGCTCACGCGTGGTTTTGAGAAAGTGGCTTCCTCAAACCAGCGGCCGTAATCGACGTTGGGCAGTCCGAAGACCGCATGCACGTCGCGTTCGAAGACGTCCGCGTCTTGACACAGCACGGACAGCAGACGGGACTGATCTTC